TGTTGGTGATATACCTATCGAACAAAAAGCCGACATTCTAGACATTCATGACCATGAGTCAGATGTTATTGTCGCGCATACTGTTGAAAAATCTGATTACTTGGATGAACTGACTTTTAACGAAGAGCCAGTTACTATTCGTCTTGAGCCATCGGCCGAAAAATTTGCGTCTAAATGGGTGCCATGTTGGGTTAATGGCAAGGGCGCTGAAGTCTTAGTTAATGGAAAATGGGTTGAGTTTGGTTATCTTCCTGTTTCTCAAATGTTAACAACCAAACGTAAATACGTAGAAGTGCTGTTACGTTCTAAACGTGATTCAGTCAATACAAACGTGATTGAGCGCGACAATGAAGACCCACAAAACATCATTGAACGTAGTACTACGTCTACCGCGTTGTTTTCTATTATTGAAGACCGCAACCCACGGGGGGCTGAATGGGCAACTGAGTTACGCCGCCGTTTAGGATAACTTATGAACTTTTTGGCGCTTTGTCAAAGGCTACGCCAAGAGTGCGGTATTTCCGGCTCTGGCCCCGCCACGGTAGTGTCTCAAACTGGTAACTTAAAACGTATTGTAGATTGGACTAACACTGCATGGATGGATATCCAGACCACCCATCAGGATTGGGATTGGATGCGGACTAGCGCCTCCTTTACCACGGTGACAAGCCAAGCTACATACGCTTTGGGTACCGGTACAGGACAAGTAGGTGTTAGCACCGCTACCTTTGGTAAATGGGCTAGAGACACGTTTCGTAACTATGTTACGTCTGTAGGCACGCGCAGTGAAGTATTTATGGACTATATCCATTATGATACTTGGCGTGACTCTTACATGTACGGCGCATTGCGAAATACTACTACTCGACCGTTGCAAATGACAATAGCGCCGGATAAGTCCGTATGTTTAGGACCACCACCTATTGCTGGTTACACTATAACGGGCGATTACTTTACCGCTCCGTATGAAATGAGCGCGGATGCAGATATTCCTAGTTTGCCTACGCAGTTTCACATGGCTATTATTTACCGCGCCATGATGGCTTACGGCGCTTACGAATCTGCACCCGAAGTATACCAACGTGGTGAACTAGAGTTTGGTAAATTGATGCGACGTATGACGGCTGACCGCGTTCCTGAAACGACATGGGGCGGGGCCTTATGCTAAAAATGTCCCCGGTAAAGTACCAGTCAATTCCATTAGTAGGGGGTTACGATATAGCAACCACCTCACTTTTGTTACGGCCGGGTGCTTTTCGTAATGGGCAAAATTTTGAAATAGCTACTAATGGTGGGTATTCCCGTATTGCTGGTTACGAACGATATGATGGGCAAGCTAGACCTAGCGATGCTCAGTATAAAATTGTACAAGTTACTTCTTTTACTAATACCCCGTCTACAAATCAAACTATTACCCAAGCCACTAGCGCAGCTACCGGCGTTATTGTTTATGTTGGCTCAAATTTTATGGTGGTTACTAAAGTTACTGGATTTTTTGACGAAACCCATCAAATTACTACGCCGGGGCCAGTTATTGTAGGCACGGCAACTACGCAAACTGTAGCGCCTACTTCGGTAGAAAACTCGCAGTATTTAAATTTAGCCGCCGACGAATACCGCGATGACATACAACCTGTGCCGGGGTCTGGTGCTGTGCTAGGTGTAGTTGGCGCTGTATTTTCAGGTGTAGATAACGTATATGCTTTTAGAGCTAATGTTGGTGGCACCGCCGTAGACATGTACAAGTCTTCTGCCTCTGGCTGGGTGCAAGTTACTTTTTACAATGAAGTTGTGTTTACCGCTGGCGGCACTGCTACTCCCGCCGACGGGGCCGTTTTGACTCAAGGAGGCGTGACGGCTACTGTTAGACGAGTAGTTACCCGCAGCGGAGTGTGGACAGGAACTGCCGCCGGCGCGTTTATTATAACCAATCCGGTAGGGGGTAACTTTGCCGCCGGCGCGGCTACGTTAACCGGCGGAGCTACGGTAACGCTTAGTGGTATTCAAACCGCAATTACTCTTGCTACCGGCGGTAAATTTGAGTTTGTTTCTGGTAATTTTTCCGGCCAATTAGGCACGTTACGTATATACGGATGCGACGGCGTAAACCGCGCGTTTGAATTTGATGGCACTACATTGGTGCCAATTGCTACCGGCGCGTCCCCAGACGCTCCTAAACATATTGCAGTTCATAAAAATTATTTGTTTGTGTCTATTCAAAGCTCTATATTTTACTCTGGTGTAGGCACTCCGTTTAGATGGGGCGCGGTAGACGGTGGCGGTGAAATAGCTACTGGAGATACCGTGTCTAACATGCTAGTATTACCGGGTAACCAAAATACTGCTACTTTAGTCGTTACGGGGCAAGGCAGTACATCTATGCTATACGGCACTTCAGCTGCTACGTGGAACTTTGTCACATATAACAGCGGGGTAGGTGCTAGAGATTACTCCGCGCAAAATATGGCGGATACTTACATATTTGATGATCGTGGCGTGTTCTCAGTACAAACTACTTTAAATTTTGGTAACTTTGCTTCGGCCTGCTTGACGCAAAACATTAAAGCGTTTATTGCGGAAAAACGAACTAAAGTTTCATACTCAACAGTATCTCGTGAAAAAAATCAATACCGCGTATTTTTTAACGACGGATATGGGCTTTACTTAACCATAGTAAACGGCAAATTTATGGGGTCCGCCCCCGTGTTTTTTGACCATCCAGTGTATTGCGCTTGGGAAGGTGAAACTTTTGCCGGCGCGGAAGTTTCGTATTTTGGCGCAGCAGACGCAGGTTACGTCCACCAGCTAGACGTTGGGTCCTCTTTTGACGGCAATAATATTGAAGCCTTTGTCACTTTAGCGTATGATTTTGCTGGCTCCCCACGGTTGTTAAAGCAGTGGCGCCATGCAAGTCTTGAAATGCAAAGTAACTATTACGCCGCGCTAAGTTTTGGTTATAATTTTGGCTACAGTTCTCCTGAGTATGACCAACCCGGCACTGTTTCGTATGAGTCTAGTTTCTCTGGTGCGGTGCCTTGGGATGTATTTACTTGGGACGCGTTTGTGTGGGACGGGGTTACATTAGCCCCAACAGAGATCGACATAGCAGGAACAGCGGAGAATATACAAGCAACAATTAGCTCTACGACAGACTATATTTTTCCGTTTACTATTAATAGTATTATTTATCACTACACCCCGCGACGCGGATTGAGGTAACACATGGCTAACTCCTATTATAACCACGGCACCTACCCAACTGTAGGCGCGCCGGGTTCATCCGCCGCATTGCGGTCTGAATTAGACTTAATCACCGCCGGTTTTAATCTTTTACCTACAGTTTCAGGCAATGGCAACAAAGCGCTCGTTGTTAACGCAGGCGGCACAGCGGTGACAGTAACTACAGGCGCGTTAGCTCTTGCAGGCGATTTTGCTACTACGGGCGCTTATAATACTACGTTAGTGCAAGGCGCTACTACGTCTCTTACCTTGCCGTTGGTCAGCGGCACTCTAGCTACCTTAGCTGGAACTGAAACATTATCTAATAAAACTTTAGTAGCCCCTGCATTGGGCACCCCCATATCTGGCGTAATGTCTAATGTTACTGGTTTACCTGTTAGCACCGGTATTAGCGGGCTAGGCACCGGCGTAGCTACGTTCTTAGCCACCCCAACTTCTGCTAATCTAATAACTGCTGTCTCTGATGAGACGGGAAGCGGCTCACTTGTATTTGGCACATCGCCTGCTTTAACAACTAGCGTAACTACACCGTCTACTACGTTTGCGTTACTAAATACAACCGCTACTACTATTAATGCTTTTGGCGCGGCCACTGCCGTTAATATCGGCGCCGCTACCGGAACACTAACCGTTGCCAACACTACATTGGCCGCTAAAGCTATCACCGCTAGCACAACGCTTGGCGTTACCGGCGTAGCAACATTTACCGCTCAACCCATAGTATCCAGTTTAACCGCGTCTCAAGCGGTATTTAGCGACGGGTCTAAAGGTTTAGTATCTAATGCTATAACTGGCACCGGCAGCGTAGTTATGTCCGCCAGCCCAACGCTAACCGGCACCATTGGCGCTGCTAGCCAAACATTGAGCGGCACATTAGGTGTTACTGGTGTGGCCACATTTACTGCCCAGCCAATACTATCTAGCTTAACTGCTTCCTCCGCGGTGGCCACTGACGCTAGCAAAGGTTTAGTTAGCGTAACAAATACTGGAACTGGCAATAACGTATTGTCCGCTAGCCCTACATTAACCGGCACCATTGGTGCTGCTAGCCAAACATTAAGTGGCACGCTTGGCGTTACTGGCGTAGCAACATTTACCGCTCAGCCTATTGTGTCTAGCTTAACGGCTAGCAAGCCGGTATTCACTGACGCCTCTAAAGGGCTGACCAGTTCTGGCACTTTAGCCTACGATCAAGGTGGCACAGGGCAAACGTCGTATGCTGCTGGCGATATTGTTTACGCTAGCGCTATCAATACTTTAGCTAAGTTGCCTATTGGTTCCGCCGGTCAGCATCTTATTGTATCCGGTGGGGTTCCAAGTTGGTCTACTGATGCAGCGCTTGGCACGGTTACTAGCGTTGGCTGGACCGGCGGCATTGTCTCAGTGGCCACGGCTACTACCACACCCGCGTTTACTATTGCTGGCACAAGCGGCGGTATCCCTTACTTTTCAAGCGCTAGCACATGGGCTACTTCGGCGGCACTTGCAGCTAATGCATTGGTCATCGGCGGCGGCGCTGGCGTAGCGCCTAGCACCATTACAACCGGCACAGGTGTATTAACCGCGTTAGGTGTTAATACCGGTTCAGCAGGTGCTTTTGTAGTTAACGGCGGGGCATTGGGTAGCCCGTCTAGTGCGGGAACCATACCAGCATTCACGCTTGGGGGCACAGTAGCAGG